ATAATTCTTTAAAAGATATTATTTGGTTATGTCCACTCGCAAATAACCCTATTTATAAAATAGATGAAGTGGGGAATCGGATTCCCCAAGATTTATATCAAATTAAAAAAGGATTTGCAAAAGCTTACAATGAACTTTATGATGAAGGCATAAGAGTCAAATAAAAAATATTTGCCTTTTATAAAAAAATATATTATAATATATTTATAAAAAAGAAAAATGTTATTAAAAAAAGGTAAATAAAAATATGGAAGAAACAATCAGAAGTTTAATTAATGAATTAAATAGATTAACAAAACTTTATGATGAAGGACATCCAGAAATTAGTGATAAAGAATGGGATGATCTTTATTTTAGATTACAAGAGATGGAAAAAGAAACGGGTCTTATTTATCCAGATTCACCAACTCAAACTATTTATTTTGAAAAAGTTTCTGAATTAAAAAAAGTAAAACATAATCATCCTATGCTTTCACTTGATAAAACAAAAAATTTTGATGATATAAAATCTTTTCTTGATTCGTTTGCTTGGATTGCTATGGCAAAATTAGATGGATTAACTTGTTCATTAAAATATATTAATGGTGAATTATTTTCCGCCGAAACAAGAGGAAATGGGATTGAAGGTGAAGATATTACCCATAATGCAAAAGTAATTTCATCTATCCCTCAAAAAATTAATTATAAAAAAGAATTAGTTATAGATGGAGAAATTATTTGTACTTATGAAGATTTTGAACCTTTTAAGGGTTCTTATAAAAATCCTAGAAATTTTGCAAGTGGAAGTATAAGATTGTTAGATTCAAAAGAGTGTGAAAAAAGACATCTTACTTTTGTTGCTTGGGATTGTTTTTGTGATAAAGATTTTTATAATAATTATTTAAATGAACCATATAACATTGAAAAAACACTCTCTTTAAAACTTCAAATCCTTCAAGACTTAGGATTTATTGTAGTTCCAAATTTAACAGATTGTGATGTAGATTTAATTGATAAAGCTGTTAATGTTATTAAAGAAAATTGTACTTATCCTATTGATGGGATTGTTTTTAAATATGATAATGTTAATGACTATGATGCGGCAGGTCGAACAGATCATCACTTTAAAGGCGGATTAGCTTATAAGTTTTATGACGAATTATATCCAACCCGCTTAAAAGCTATTCGATGGACAATGGGGCGAACAGGTGTTCTTACTCCAGTCGCAGTATTTGATCCTATTGATATTGATGGCACAACAGTAGAAAGAGCTTCACTCCATAATGTTAGTATGATGAGAGAAATCTTAGGCGATTGTGCGTATGTTGGGGAACCTTTAAAAATTTTCAAAGCAAATCAAATTATACCGCAAATTGCGGAAGCTGGACCAAAACTTGATTATGGTACTGTAATAGCTCATGGTGGAGTGTCAGCACATGATGTTATCGAAAAATGTCCTATTTGTGGAAAAGATATTACATATAAAACTAGTAATGATGGAATTATAAATGTTTATTGTGAGAATCCGAATTGTGAAGGAAAATTAATAAATCATTTAAATCATTTTTTTGGGAAAAAAGGATTAAATATTAAAGGATTGTCAAAAGCCACTTTTGAAAAATTAATTAATTGGGAATGGATATTTTCTATTACAGATGTTTTTAATCTTAATGACTATAAAGAAGAATGGGTTAAAAAACCGGGTTTTGGACAAAAATCTGTTTCTAAAATTTTAAAGACAATAGAAGAAGGTAAGAACACTACTTTAAAAGCTTTTATTTCTGCTATTGGGATTCCTCTTATAGGACAAACCGCCGCAAAAGAATTAGCAAAAGAATTTGAAACTTATGAAAACTTTAAAGAAGCTGTTTTAGATGATTCATATTCTTTTGATATTCTTGATAACTTTGGTTATGAAATGAATGAATCTATTAAAAAGTATGATTATAAAGAAGCTGATACTATAGCTAGTTTATTAAACTTTAAAATTATTAAAAATAGTAAAGCTAGTAGTAATACTCTTGAAAAAAAGATTATTGTTATCACTGGAAAATTAAACAATTTTAAAAATAGAAATGAATTAAAAAAAGTTATTGAAGAACATGGTGGAAAAGTGGCTAGTTCAATTTCTAGTAAAACAAATATATTAATTAATAATGATATAAATAGTACTTCATCTAAAAACAAACAGGCAAAAGAATATGGCATCCCTATTATATCAGAATCAGATTTCATTACTCAATATTTAGAAAAATAAAATTTTATAAAAAAATTTGCATTTTAAAAAATTTTTTGATATAATAAAATAAATGATAAATAGTCATTTAAATTAAAAATAATTTTTACATATAAAAAGGAGAAAAATATTATGCTTAAAGAAAATAGTAGACTTGTTTATAATTTTGTAAAGGATCATGATGGTCAGGATTTTACTGCTGCGGATATTGCAGAAGCAACTGGGCTTGGAGTAAGAACTGTTAATGGAATTATCACTTCCGCTTTCCAGAGACATAAGGATGCTGATAAGAATGAAATTCCTCTGATGGTTAGAGTTCCTGCAGAAATTGAAGATCCAGATACAGGACTCCATAAGGCAGTAAAGTTTATTCAGCTTACAGAAGCGGGCAGAGCATTTGATCCGGATGCTGAATAATCAATTAATGCAGGCTAAATAATAAAAAATGTTTAGCCTGCATTTTTTAAATTGGAGGAAATATGTTCTTAATAATAACAGGATCTATTTTAATATTAATAAGTTTAATTTTATTTTATTTAGCTTATACAACAAAAATAAAAAAAGATCAGAAACAAGAAAATTATCATAAAAATTTAAAAAGAAAAAACGAACAATTAAAATAGGATATAAATTCACTATTCAAAGAAAAAGATCAAATTAAAAAAGGTATTGAAGATGATTTACGTGAATGGAATGAGCAAAGAAAAAAAGAAATAGAGTAGTAGGTAAAAAATCAACAAGAATTGGCAAATAAAATAATTCAATAGGCAGAAGAAAAAGCTAAAAAAACGGTAGCTTATATAAATGCTGACGTAGAAGCTTTTGAAGAAAAAAATAATTTATAGAAAATAAAAATGCTAGAAGATATTGAAAAAATAAGATCGTTCTTAAATGCTGGCGTAGAAGCTCAACTTCGATATGAGGAAGCTTAGAATAAAATAAATTTCTATAAATTACAAGTTGAACCTTCTGACTTAGAAGATATTCAAAAATTAGAGTCATTAAAATCAACACTTCATAAACCTGTTGTTTTAAGTAAACTTATTTGGTCACAATATTTCCAAAAGCAAATGAATGCTTTATGTGATAGAGTTCTTGGAAAAAGCACAGTATGCGGAATTTATAAAATTACAAATCAATTAAATAAAAAATGCTATATAGGACAAAGTATAGATATTGCAAGAAGATGGAAAGATCATTGTAAATGTGGTTTAGGTATTGACGCACCTTCTACAAATCAATTATATAATGCGATGCAAAAAGATGGAGTATGGAACTTTTCTTTTGAATTAATAGAAGAATGTCAAAAAGAATATTTAAATGAAAAAGAAAAACTTTGGATTGAAATGTACAGTAGTGACAAATTTGGATATAATGGAACTTCTGGAAATCAAAAAGGAATAAAACAATAAAATATGAAAGGAAAATCTATAAAATGGAAAAAGCTTTTAAATTAAATAAAAAAGGAAATATTGAATTGTCACAAAAAGAATTTAAAAAATGTTTAGATGATAATTTTTGGCTTGGATATGCTCGTGGTGTAGTAAGTGCATATAATGAGCATACTACATATGATAATCACACCACTGATACTTCATGTTCTTACATATATAATACTCCTATACGCATTTATGACTCTAATTCACTTTTACAGGCATGCTGCACGCAAAAAAGAGGAGTAATATAATAAAATGAAATTTGAAAATACAAACACTTATAATTTTGAAGGAGCTTTTAGGGGAATGAGAAACCCTCTTAATAGTTGGAATAGAAGTGATAGTAAAATAAAAAATGGTAATTTTATAATTGGATAGAATGATATAAAATTAGCTCAAAAACTTATTAAAGCTGGTCCCGAACACCGCAAGTTTATGAGACAGATCTTTGTTTCTGTTGATATTACAGCTCCAATCTACTGGTGGAAAGAAGCCAGTACTTACAAAATTGGAACAACTGCCAATAGTACATCAACAATGCATAAATTAAAAGACACTCCAATTACTATTGATTGTTTTGAAACTGGAGATTTTAATCCAGATTTAAGATATTATGATCTTAATACAACAGGAATGTTGTCTGAAGTAATTATTGAACAGCTTGAATATCTTCGTTTAAAATATCTTGAAACAGAAGATGATAGATATTGGAAAGAATTGGTGCGGTGGCTTCCTATGGGATGGCTTCAAACTCGTACATGGACAGCTAATTATGAAATTTTACATTCAATGGTATTACAACGGGGATGGCATAAATTAAAAGAAGAATGGCGAAATGGTTTTATTAGATGGTGTACTTCTTTACCTTATGCTGAAGAACTAATTTTTTATGGAGATAAAAGAAAAATATTATATGAAATTTATAAAAATAATTGAAAAATAAAAAAATAAATGATATAATAAATATATAAGTTAAAGATAAATAAATAAAAAGGAAATAAAAATGACTAAAAAAGAAGCTTTTATTAAAGTAATTGATTATTTGTTTACAGATGAACATGCAATGGAAGCAGAAGAAATTTTTAAAGAAGAATTTTCTTTAGCAGTTGAATTTTTCGATGATTTTAAAAATAATAAAGTTAAAAATTCAGGAGACATGACAGAAAATGGACAGAAATCTCTTACTTGGATGCAAGAAAACTTTGAATCTATGAATAATGTTTTTACGTCAAAAGAAATAGCAGAAGGTCTTTTTACTTCTGGTCGTTCAGTTTCTGGTTCAATGCGGAAATTAGTTAATGATGGATATGTAGAAAAAATTGGAACTAATCCAGTTCAGTATGCTCTTACAAAAAAAGGTATGAACTACAAATTTGATAACTAAAAAAATTTTTGATATAATATTATTATAAAATAAGAGGAGAAAATATATGAAAAGAAATTTATTTAATGAAGAAAAAATTGAAGGATATGTTTATAGTATTAACTCAAATAATGAATGGAATAGTCTTTCTGTAAGAGAAGCTGGTCCAAATTCAAAAAATCCTGGTGAAAAATATATTGCAGGAGAATTAAATGTTGCAGTTGATGAAGGTGGATTAAATGTTATCACAATTCATTATACATATGTAACTCCAGTTTATAAAAAGAGTGGTAAAACAAATAACACATATACAACTCTTAAAAAGATTATTGACAATCCAGATAGAACATGGATCGAAGGCGGAAAAGAGAATGCTTTTAAGGTAAGCTGTACAGGTGTTAGTATCGCAATTAATGATTTTATTGCGGGAGATGGGTCAAAAGTTGCCGCAATGAGAAATGAGGGCGGTTTTGTTTCCATTATAAATGAGTTCTCAGAAGAAAGAAATAGATTTACAACAGATATTCTTATCACAAAAGTTACTCATGTTGATGCAAATCCTGAAAAGAATATTGAAAAAGATTATACTTCTGTCAATGGTTACATCTTTGGATATGGTCCAGTTATTCTTCCAGTCTCATTTGCTGTAAGAAACGAAGGTGGAATGACATTCTTTGAAGATTTGGACGCTTCCGGTTCTGATCCAGTGTTTACAAAAGTCTGGGGTAAAATCAATTGCATGACAATTAAGATGACAAAAACTGAAGAATCAGCATTTGGAGAAGCAGCAGTTCAGACTTATGAAAGAAAGAGCAGAGAATACACAATTACAGGTACATCAAAAGTTCCTTATGATTTTGGAAGCGAAGAAGAGGTAGGAAAAGATAATCTTACCATTGAAGAAGTTAATAAAATGATTCAGGATAGACAGGTTAAACTTGCAGAAATTGAAGAAAGACATAATAATAAAAATAAAGAAAAACCTTCTCTTAATTCAACTCCTATGCAGGAAATCCCAGTTGGAGATTTTAAATTTTAATAAATAAGGGGAAACCCTTATTTATTATTTTTTAAAGAAAGGATAATATACTTTTATGGCAAATATAGATATTTTTAGTATTCAACCGCATCAAGTGAGCAGAGATTTACGTGGATATAGTGTATTCTTTTATGGAGATCCTAAAAGCGGAAAAACTAGTACTGCCGCAAAATTTGAGAAAAGTCTTTTATTAGCCTTTGAAAAAGGTTATAATGCAATTCCTGGGATTCTTGCTCAGCCAATTAATAATTGGGCAGAATTTAGAAAAGTTTTACGACAGTTAAAAGATTCAAAAGCAAAAGAAACTTTTTCTACTATTATTGTAGATACCTGTGATATTGCATATGATTATTGTACAAAATATATTTGTGATAATGCTTTGAGAGCAGATGGTGGTTATGGAGTAGATAGTATTAGCGATATTCCATACGGAAAAGGATATGGAATGGTATCTAAAGAGTTTGATGAATGTCTTAGATCTATTGTTATGATGGATTATGGTCTTGTATTAATCTCTCACGCAACAGACAAAACATTCAAAGACGAAAATGGAGTAGAATATAACAAGATCGTTCCTACTCTTGATAAAAGAGCAAATAATGTTGTAGCTCGAATGGCAGATATTATTGGTTATTCAAGAGTTGTTACAGACGAACATGGAAATAATTCAACTAAATTATTTATGAGAGGCACGCCTCGATATGAAGCTGGATCAAGATTTAAATATATCCCTGATTATATTGATTTTTCATATGATAATTTAGTAAATGCCATTGCAGAAGCTATTGATAAAGAAGCGGCTGAAGTTGGAGAAGAATTTTTCACAAATGAAAAACAAAATATGTATGAAGATACAACAAAAGATTTAGATTTTGATGATTTAATGAAAAAATCAAATGAATTAATTTCTTCATTAATTAAAAATAATTCAGAAGAAGATTTTAAAACTTATTATCAACCAAGAATTGTTCAAATCACAGATAAATATCTTGGAAGAGGACAAAAAATGAGTCAGTGTTCAAGAGAGCAGACTGAAGCTTTATCTCTTATTTATGATGACCTCCTGCTCTTATCAAAAGAAAAGGTAAAATAA